GTAAGTCCGTATTCAACGTCAAGAACTAAAGTGGGCTGTGCCATGGATTAACGCTGGTTGTAAATGATGCCGCCAGGACGGCTTTCCTTGAGGATGACACTGCGAACAGCGCCTTCAAGCTCGCGGCCTAAGGATTGACCACCGCCGCCATTAACTTGAGACGATGCCTGGCCATTGTTTACATTGACAACAATGTTAGTAGAAATGTTGTTACCAGTATTGCCGCCAAGATCTACGGGGATTTTGCGGCCATCGGGCAGTGGCACAACCGCCTCATTGAAACGACCTTCGCCCACAAGGCCAAGGGTGGGGCCAGTGACAACGCCGCCATTGGCAAACGCCTGGAAGCCACCCCTGAGAATGTTTCCATTTGCGTTGGCAAGCAAAGGATATTGCTGAAATCCCTGATTTAACTGAGCGACCGAATTACCCCCTCCAACTGCCGATGCACCACCTGGAACAAGCGCATTAACAGCAAAACCAAAAATCTTTGATACAGCTTGATTAACAAAAGCCCTAGTTAATTCTTGGATGATTGTACTTGCAAGCTGCTTGAAACCATCGGCAAGAGTTTGCAAGAAATTCAAGCCAATCTGCTGAGCATTGCCAAAATTAGTAGCAAGATTTACCAGGGAATCACCAAGCGTGGAATTGATTGTTCCCGCCAAGCTTGAGGCTCCTTCACGCAACACTTGCAATCGACGATTTTGCTCCTCAAGGGCAAACTGAGCCTTGGCCTGCTCTGGCGTGAGATTGGGATTTTGCTGAAGCTCGACAAGACGTTCCTGCCCGAGGGGGGCATTCAATACTGCAGCTTGATTACGAAGGCGCAGAAGATCTACTTCGCGCTGGAGTTCATTTGCGCCTTTAATTCTTTCAAGAGTAACTTCCTTGAGATTTGCAATCTCTGCCTTAATAAGATCTTGCTGTTTGGATCGCAGATCTTTGACTTTCTCTTCAATAGCTAAATTAGCTTCTTGCTCTGGAGTGAGCTCGGCGAAGCCATTCTTAAGATTTTCAAGCAGAAGAGCTTGCTTGCCAATCTCTATATTTTCATCCCTAATTGCATCCTTTAACGGCCTGGAAAGCTGTAGCTTGGCTCCTTGAACTGCAGTTTTATACTCTTCCTCGACAAGGGTTCTTTCGTTTGCAGCAAGTTGTTCAAATACTCCAAGTTGTTTTTCTCGTACATTGGCTTCAAATTGTCCAATGTCAGCCCTTTTTTGCGCCAAGGCTTCTTCAATGACAAGAAGCTCAAACTTTCGCTTGTTTGCAGCAGAAGCAATAGCATATTCGGTTTCATCAATAATTTCTAACTGACGCTGCTGATCAAGGCGCTGTTGTGCAATTTTTTCGTTGGTTTTCAGTTCGGCAATTCTTTCGCTTTGGAAATCCCGAAGCTGGCGCTCGCGAGCAGCTTTGCCTGCCCCTTCTGTGCCTGGCGCGCCACCAGGTGTCTGTCCAAGTCCGCTGCCAAAAGAGGAAGGCTTGAAGTCGGGGAATAGCGTTTCGCGTACTTTGTCGGTATATTTCTTGGCTCCACGAGACTTGGTGGCAGTATCAACAAGATTGTTGAAATACTTGTTGTAATACTGGCTTGCGGCATTTTGATCGAGAATTAGCCCAGTATTAATGGCTCCATTACGGCCCCCCAGGTCAATGCGAGCACCATACTTAGCTTTAGTTGCTTTATCTGCTTGCTCTTGGAATTTTTGGATTTGCGCGGGAGTTAGAGATGCCGCACCAACCGCCCTATTAAGAGCATCCTCAATACGCGCAAGGACAGTATCAAGATTTCCAAGTAACTGCGCAAATGCACCATTAAACGAATCGACAAGAAATTTGGTGAATTTGCCAATTAATCCGCCAAGTGTATTAAAACCAATGGCAAAAACCGTTACAACACGCTTGATGCTATCTTCGTTTTGACGAGCCCAATTCAAGACTCCTGTCAAACTGTCTTGGAAGCCAGCGCCAACTACTTGGAAGAAACCCGCATACCTAACAGATGCATCCTGAAGGGCGACTTGCAAACGAGCACCAGCATTCTCTGGTGCCGTAGCCAATGTCTCCGCAGTTTTTCCGTACCTTCTTGTTAATTCTTCAGTAAAAGCGACAAAGTCATTTAGGCTTACTTCTCCCTTCTGAAGAGCCTCGTCAAGTTGTTGTGGTGTTTTGCCAATCGAAGCAGCGAATACAGTAAAAGCACCAGGAAGCCGTTCACCAATCTGTCCGCGCAGCTCCTCTGCGCTTACCTTGCCCTTGCTAAATACCTGGGCAGTAGCAAGTAGTGCGCCGTTTAATTCCTCGGTTTTTCCACCAGTAGCGACAATGGCCGCAGCAATGCCATCAAAAACTTTCTTTGTCGTATCAGTTTGGAATCCAGCGCCAGCTACGCTCGCCTGTAAACGAGCAAACTGCCTAGTCGCGTCACTGATTGGCAACAAGAATTTATTGCTTGCATCAGTTGCTGCAGATAGGGCGGTTTCGTAATCTTGCTGATCTCTTGTGACACCAGCAAGTGCAACTCGGGCCTTATTTACTTCTCCAACAGTTTTGGCAATTGCAGCAGCGTACTGCCCAAGAGTATCCACTGCTTGGCCAATAGCGGCGCCTGTAAAGGCGCCTGGCACTCCTCCAAGCAAGCCACCAGCAATGCCGCCAACAGCGCTGCCTACACCACCACCGAGACCCCCACCGTAGAGAAATGCGCCACCAGCAGCACCCAAGCGCTGCGATGTGGAAATAGGTCTTCTCGTTTGTCTCTCAATGCCCTGCTCAGCCTTGACAATCTCCTTGTTTAGATTTTTCCACTCCGTCGTATCAGGGGAAATCTCTCGCGCACGATTGCGCAAAATTGTCAGCTTTGCTTCAAGCTGATTTAAACTCCCAGGAGAAAACGCACCAAGATCACGCGTGAGCTGAATGTTCTCCGCAAGCTTGTCGGCTTGCCTTAGCTCACCATTAATGCGAGCAATCTCGCCCTGAAGCCTCACCCACGGCTCAGTGGCGGGCCTAATCTGCGAAGCCTCAATCTGTGCTGCCTGTAGCTCTTTTTGTAAACGAACAAGCGAATCCTGTTCAAAAGATTGAGCCTGTCCGCGCAGCCTTAGGGGCTGCGCAATCATCTGCCCTCGCTCTACCTGACCCTCACGGAAGCCCATGGCTGCCGCAGTCTTCCTGAAGGGCTGACTACCAATTTGAAGCTTCGAGAGCTTTGCCTGCATAGAGGCAATCTCTCGGTTGAGCTGAGCAAACGTAGCGCTAATCTGCGTTTTAAGTCCGCTCGTATCGAGATTGATTGTTACCTTCTTGCCATTTCTGGCAACATTGGTAATCTCTCGATTGACCCTCTCTATTTCGCGAACGACGGCGCTCGCATTGGTAGAGAAATCAATGGTATAACGTGCCATTATTTAGTAGCCTCCTTAAACAGGCCTTCGATAAATTCGTCTAAATCTTCAATGGTGGGTTCAGTCCAAGGTCTTGGTGGATTCTTTTCTCCAGACCGTCTGTCTGTATAGCCATCATGCACGCCTTCGGCGTAAGGTGCGGTCCATTCAAACTCAGTAATAGAACTCGCCACGTCCTGCCTTTGTTTACTATTCAGCAATGTAGATGTGTCAATAATGTCACGAGGCTCTGTAACTGTTTGCCCGTTTTTTCTCTTTGTTTCAAAATCGGCTCCTTTCCAATTCCACTTCTCAGAAGAAATTTGCTGATCGAAATCATTGTCAGCCCAATCCATTGCATTCGCAAAAACGCGCTGGTTAATGCCTCTAAGCTTCACCAATCTATTCACTTCTTCTTCTCTTACTCTCACGCCAGCCAGTTTTTTGGCGCCATTAACAGTCCGCTGCAATGCGTCTAAAGCTTTACCAATGGCACTATCGGCCTTGAACGCATTGCTCTCAAATCGAAGTTGATACGTCACAACTACAATGCGCCGACTATATGCTATTGCTAATCTAGCATTTACTACAATTCACTTCCCAGCATTGCAACAATGGCGGGCGGAAGTTTCTGCGTTTTGAGTGCCCATTTGAGCACTTCTTTAGTTTCATCAGACACGCTTCCCGTTTCTTTA